CAGAACGAGCAACTGGTAAAGTTGCTAATGATGATAAAGTCGAATGGACTGAAGCTTATTCTCTTTTTCCTGGCAGTGTCGCATATGTTTGGCATGCCGGCAAATATAGTAATATCGTCCAAAATAATTTAGAAAATTGCGGCTTTGAACTAATTAACCAGATTATTTGGGTCAAACAACATTTTGCCATGTCAAGAGGAGATTATCATTGGCAACATGAGCCATGTCATTATGTAGTCAAGAAAGGACAGAAACATAACTGGCAGGGAGCTAGAGATCAATCCACGACATGGCAAATTAAAAATAATAATTCTTTTGGTAATTCCGATAAAGAAGAAACATTTGGACATTCAACCCAGAAGCCTATTGAATGTATGTTGAAGCCAATTATAAATAATAGTTCTAAAGGAGATTATATCTACGATCCTTTCGGAGGGTCTGGAACAACTCTGATCGCATCAGAAAAGACAGGACGTAATTGCCTGATGATGGAGATTCTACCTGAATATTGTCAAATGATAATTGATCGCTGGGAAAAACACACCGGCAAAAAAGCGAGCAAGTGTTAGAAATGACTTTTGCCGCCACAAATTATTCAACTAAGTTTGTTTATTTTTTTCCAAGGGTTGGAAATTTACAAGCCATTAAAGGCATAAGAACACGCAACAATGACTGGAAAACCATAGTTGATTCATCCAAGGAATATTTGGTCGATTTGATTTTAACGGAAAAATATTCTATAGTTGATTTGTCAAGAATTTATAATATTAGCCCACGAACTTTACAGAAATGGGCTAGAGAAGCTAACCAGAAATTGAGGGAGAATTGATCGTGGCACGCCCGTATACACAAGAAGAGTCTACAGGACTAAAAAAATTATACATTGCAGAATTCAAATTAAATGGCGGATATATACATAGTGCAGCCAATGCCATCGGAGTTCCCGTGGCTACTATCCGTTATTGGACTCTCCATGATAATGAATTCAAGAAAGAATGTGATTTGATTAAAGAGCTCGTTCTAGATAGAGCAGAACAGGAACTGTTCTACAGGGCAACTAAAGTTCGCGATCGTGATACAGCATTACTGTTTTTTCTCAAAACAAAAGGCAAGGAACGTGGTTACATTGAGAGAGTAGAAAATGTTAACACTACTATGGCTGAAGTCGATTATCGCACTAACCAAATAGATGTGGATCTCGTCGAAAGACTAGAAGCTCAAGGTGTGGAAAAATATAAACAATCCTTAGCGAACCATGAGACAGCTAACGACTGAAGAAATACTGGGAATAAATGCCAAGTATAGAAATGACTTTTCTGAGTTCATTAGACGTGTTTTTAGCATTATATCTCCGCATTCTATATATAAGCATAATTGGCACATTGACTGCATCGCTGAGTATCTTATGGCGTGCCAAGGGGGAGAAATCAAACGTCTCATCATCAACATACCTCCTCGTTTTCTTAAGTCTATTACTGTTTCTGTTGCTTGGCCAGCTTGGCTTTTGGGGCACAATCCTGGTGAACAAATATTATGCGCTAGCTATTCTAAAGAACTAGCCATGACTCATAGCGTCAATTGTCGCAACGTGATAGAATCTGATTGGTATAGAGCCTTGTTCCCTCGGACAATTCTTGCTGCTGATCAGAATACAAAGAATAAGTTTAAAACAACTGAAGGAGGATGCAGATATGCTGTCGGTGTTGGTGGTACTATTACTGGCGAAGGTGGTAACTTTATCCTTATGGACGATCTTATTAGCGCGAAAGAATCTAACTCAAGGGTGGTTCGTGAGGAAGCAAATAATTTTATCGGCCAAACTGCTCATAATAGACTTAATGATAAGCATAATGGTGTTATGGCACTTATCATGCAAAGGTTACACAATAACGATCCCACTGGTTATTTGATGGAACAAGGCGGATGGGAGATGCTGAAAATTCCAGTAGAGTTCAAACATGATACTGTATTCAAAATAGGAAGCTTCTATCACGAGGCCAAGGAAGGTGATGTTTTGTCCCCCACCTTTATGGATAAAGATGCCATAGAGAGAGAAAAACGTATAGCAGGTAGTTATAATTTTAGTGCCCAATTTATGCAGGAACCAAGTCCAGAAGGTGGTGGGGAATTCCGATTAGAGTGGCTTAAGCACTATAAAGGTAAATTACAAGCCAACAGCTTCAATACTTATATTACTGTCGATCCAGCCAACAGTAAGAAGGAAACATCGGACTATACTGCCATTTGCGTTATAGGTTTAGGAGCCGATGAAAACATTTATCTCTTAGATCTAATTCGGGATAAACTGAATCTAAGAGAGCGACAAGAAACACTATTCAAATTGCATGCTAAATACAAACCAAAGGCAGTCTTGTATGAGAAGTATGGCTTGCAGGTCGATATCGACGCAATGAATGAAGCGATGAATTATAATAATTATCGTTTTACTATTACTGAGGTTGGCGGTAAAATGTCTAAAGAAGATCGTATAAGAAGACTGATCCCTTATTTTGCAGACAATCGGATTTACTTACCTGAGACTTTATACAAAACAGATTATAGCGGAGTGGTAATCGACCTGATTGATGAATTTATTAATGAAGAGTATTTATCCTTCCCTGTAGGCCGTCATGATGACTGCATTGACGCCCTTTCCCGGATACTTGATCACACTTTGATTTGGCCCGGGGAAGGTACATTTGATTATTATAAGTTTGCCGCAGGTTTCCCTGACTCAGCATCGCCAAGAAGATAGAATGATACGGAACTGTTGCAAATTTATTAATCTCAGGTACAATAATTATATTCTTTAATTTTAATATGGATAGGTAGCATCTAATGCTTAGTGATGAAGAAATCCTAAAGCGTGCTCACGATGGCATACAAGAAAATCTATTAGTTACAGCGTGGTGGAGATCTAATGAAATTCGCGATAATTATGGATTATACGAAGGTAGCCAATGGCTTGAAGAAGAATCTAGCAGACAGATAGCCAATAATCAACCTATTCGCACCATGAATCGTGTGCAACCTGTAGTGGATGCTATTACTGGCTTCGAGATTCAAAATCGTAGTACAGCTAAATTTATCCCTAGAGTGCCCGAACAAATGGAGCAGGGAGTTTCTGACTTAGTTAATGATGGCATAAAATGGCTAGAGCAAACTGGCGACTATGGAATGATGAAGAGTCTTGCCGTATCTGATATGCTTATTTGTGGCATGGGTTTCCTAGAGCACAAAATAGAATATACCGAAAATCCTAATGGCAAAGACAAGCAAGAACGAGTATTCCCATATTTCATGCTATGGGATGTAACTACACGCGACAAGAACTTTGCGGGTGCTGATTGGATATGTCGTGCCAAAATCATCGATAGAAACAAACTACATCAGTATCTAAAGGGGATGACTGCAGATGAAAGAGATAATGCTTCTGCTGACTTTGGTTCTGCCGTTGATGCGAGGTTCCTAGACTTCTTTGACACTATAATGATAGTGAAATCTCTCGGTGTTATCTACCATTATCAATGGAGAGAATTAGAATATTTCTATCGCGTTGAAAACCCTTTACAAGGTTACGAAGGAGATCCAGATGACCCAGATACTCAAGCTATTGTCATGGCAGCTGAAGTTCTTCAAGAGAAGTATAAATTCAATGTCTACACAGATAAGATTTTCGCTGTTCCTCTGGACGAATTTTCTACAGTCAAAGACTTATTTAAAAGCTTGGGGTTTGAGAAAGTCAAATCAACCAAATCAAAGAAATACAGATACTTCAGAGCGGACTTAGTCGGCAATAGAGTTATTTCTAAAAGCGAAAATTTCTCTCAAAATGGATTTAGTATCCAAGTTATGACTGGCAAATATGATGAAATACGTCAGTGCTATTATGGAATTATGCGCTCCATGAAAGAAGCTCAACGTTTGCTTAATCAAACTGTTTCTGATTATGAAGGTTTCTTGCGTAATATTCCTAAAGGTGGGTTCATCCTAGAAGTTGATGCAGTACCTAACATGGAAGGTTTTAGAGACACATTGCTCAAAGCTAATATGCTCACTGTAGTTAGCCCAGGAGCTCTGGCAGCTGGTAAGATTATGCCGAAGCCTACACCTCCTATCCCCCAAGGACTGTTAGACATGATTCAATATGCAGATCAGATGATTATGCAAGTTGTTGGTGTTACTGGAGACTTTATGGGTCAAGCTGATAGTAAGCTGATGACTGCTCAATTGAACGCGCAGTTGGTTCGGCAGGGACTTATGGTTCTAGCTCCTTATTTCGATTCAATCAGACTATTCACTAAACAATCAGGGCAATTATTTTATGACGCATTTAGAATCCTACTTGATAATTGCGAATCTAAACTTATTGGCCATATTACTAATGCTTCTAATGAACAATTCGTCCAATATATCCGTGATAACGAACAGATAGAATATGATATAGTCATTGACGATGTACCAATGACGCCAGATGAAAGGCAAGCAACGTTCGAGAAATTACTGCAGTTATCATCTATTATGTTGAACAAACCAAATCCCGTTGACATCACTCCTATAGTTATGGAATATGCCCCGTTCAAAGGTGATGAGCTTGAAACGATTAAACAATTAATGCAACCTCCCGAGCCACAACAGCCAGATCCTGTGCAACAAAGATTGATTGAAGCAGAAAGTATGTACAAAGAAGCTTCAGCCAAAAAACAAGATGCTGAGGCTTTAAAAACACAGATAGAAGCTATGCTTAAGCAACATGAGCTCAAATATGCTGATCAATCTGTACAAGTTGAAATGTTTAAGAAAGAATCTCAAGGTGAAAAGGATCAAGTCACTGCCTTAAAAGGTATTAACGAAATCCGTAATTACAAAGAAAATAGAAGGTCTGCTTCATGAATGACATGCAATTAAATAACCCTAACCCTCCTCAAATTAATCTGGAATCAACCACTGAGCAGATTCCGATGAAAAATAGACGTGATAGATCCAAAGAACGTCAAGAAGAATTCTATAAACAATTGGATCAAGTAAATAAAGAAGTTATTGAAGAACCTATTCACAAAGAAGTGGTAGAAGAGCCACATCTTGATGAAACTGAAAATAGCACCCAGCAAAGCACCCAGGATGAAGACGATAGCACCCAGCTCGATGAGAAAACAATTCCTAGAAAAAGATTAAACAAAGAAATAGAAGCTAGAAAAGCTATAGAAGAAGAATTACGTCAGGAACGTGAGAAACGTATTAAAACTGAGACCGAATTGAATCTTTACAATCAAGCTTTAGCATCTTTGCAAAATAGCAATGAAAAAACTGAGCAAGAGACAGATATTGATCCTGTTGATTCTGATGCTCACAAATTATATATGAGAAAAATACATGCCCTTGAAGAAAAGCTCAACAAGCAGTCAGTACATACCAATGAAACCGAACAACGACAACGATTCGAGAGTACGGTTAATGCACAAGCTTCGCAATTTTCGCAATCAAATCCTGATTTTAATGATGCATATAGTTATTTACTTAATATTGAAGCTAACAAAGCTAAATACATGGGTTATGCAGATGATCAAGCGCAGCAATTCGCACTAAATCAACTGCAACCTTTGGCCTGGGAAACATACAATAAAGGTGGAAATGTAGCCGAAATGGCATATAAAATGGCGCAAAATTATGGATATAAACCTAATAACGCAAAGAAAGTTGCCAATAATTCACCTAATTTGGACAAAGTCAGCCAGAATATGGCAAAATCTCATTCTATTTTAGATGAAGTGCCTGGAGTCAGTACTTCGATCGCTCCTGAACACGCTTCATATAATACTATGGAAGGATTCAAACAAAAACTCGCTGGTAAATTTGGGCGTGGTACTAATGTAGAGGAATTCCAACGAGCTTTGAGGAAATTACAAGGTAATGGCTAGAGAAAGAGAGATAAAACGTTTGCCTCACACTAAGCCTACTTTGTGGCAGCGCTTTATTACTCTTTGTCAAACTTATTTGCCAGCATTATGCGGTACAATTGAAATAGCTGCCATCGTTGCAGAGGATATAATGTTACCCGCACCGGAAGCGGCCAAAGCCAATATAGCGACAGAAGTTGGCATTGTTGGTTTGGAAGCAGCAGCTACCACAGGACTTGACCATATTGCCGACACTGGCAAAAAGGAACCAACAGATCATAAAGATATAACTGCAGAAGCGGATAAAGTTGAAGCTGCTGGACATACTATAGTTGATTTAGCTAAAGTAGGAGCTGAAGTAGCGGTGTCCATATCACTCGGCAACATGGGAACATCTGGTTTAGAATCTCAAGTTGTAGCTAATGCAGCAATAGAAACAGCGGCGAAAGTTTTGAACGATGGAGTAGATGTTGCAGTAGCTGAAGGTGAAGATTTAGCTGTTAAATTTGCCGATAGATATCTAAGACATAGTAAAGAATTTACCAGCGCTAGAGAATTATAACTTTTAATGAAAAGGGAATCTAAAAATGGAACATGACGTGGCTAAGCTTTTTTTATATATTGTTTTAACTGTTTTAGCTTTCATAGGTTGTGGGGCTGTAGGCTTTTTCTTCATGAGAGAGATTGCTGCTTTAAAAACACGGATAACTGACCTAGAAGTTAAACTTGAAACTACCTTGCAGAATATTAAATCTAAGCTGTAAATGTTTGCTATTATAGGAACAATTATCGGTTTTTTGCCACACCTTTTCAAGTTCTTGGAAGGGCTCTCCGATAATAAACAGGAATTGGCGATAATGAGCATGCAGATGGAGTTAGCTAAGCTCAATCTCACTGCTCAACTGCAAGAAATTGGAATGAATGCTAAAGCTTCAGAAATACAATCTATGTATTCTTCTATGAAGACATCTATTCCATGGGTTGATGGATTTAATGCCTGTGTAAGACCTATCATAGCCATAATTTTCACAGCAAAAATGATTGCTAGCTGCTTTTATCCCGAGGCAGCTGTCATGAATGATCACGATTACGCAATCTTAGGATGTATTATGTCCTTCTATTTTGGCGACACTGTGACTTCAAGGCTCTAGATGCGACCTATAACATTACAGACAATTAATTTAGTAAAGGGCTTCGAAGGACTTAGATTAGTTCGATATGGGGATGCTACAGGTTTACCTACCATAGGATATGGACATTTAATTAAACCCGATGAGAACTTCATGCATATAAGTGAAGAACAAGCCTTGGAATTATTGCAAACCGATTTACAAATTGCTGGCGCTGCAGTGGAAAGATTAATCAAAGTCCAATTAGATGATAATGAGTTTACAGCCCTGATAGATTTTGTTTAT